GCGCATCTTCAAAGACAGAAAGCTGAGTGAGTCCAAGCGCATCAATCTTGAGCAGATTTAGCTCCTCTGCGTCCTTCTTGTCGCACATCGTTGCGCCTGTGCGGTGATCAACTGCGACAAAGTCTGTTATCGGGCGCTCGGCAATCACGATGCCTGCAGCGTGTTGGCTGTAGTGCCTTGGGTGGCCTTCAAACCTTGCAGCGATAATTGATTGAGGATATTCATCAATCAAGTCCCTGCCCGCTGGCATTGATTTCAGAGTATCTTCAAGAGTGTTGAGCGCTCGGCTGTCGCCTGAGCTTCTCTCAATCAACGACTCAGAAACAGCATCGCACTTCCAGCGCGGAATCCTGAGCGCAGCACCGACCTCGGCCAGAGCAGACCTCGGCTGAAACATTGCCACAGTGCCGAGCTGCGCGACCCTCTCCGAGCCATATTTGTCGTTGACATATTCAAAAACGAGGTGACGCTGCTGGTCGCTGAAGTCAATGTCAATGTCTGGCAGATCGTCACGGTTGATGTCAATAAATCGCTCGAATATCAGGCCAAAAGGAATTGGGTCAACTGTTGTTATCCTGAGCAGATAGCACACGAGAGACCCGCAACTTGACCCGCGCGCCGGGCCGACGATCATCCTGTCACGCGCCCAAATGCACATGTCCGAAACTATGTAAAAGTAATCCTCAAATTTCTTCTCTTGGATAAGGCCCAACTCTCTGCTCAATCTTTTTGAATACACTTCATTAGAAAGATCAACGCCGAGCTTTTGAGCACCTTTGATGCACATCTCCAGCAATGTTTCCGGCTTCTCCGGGCGAAGAAGCTCGGCACGAGGGAGCTTTGAGTTGCAGCCTTCAAGGATTGCCAAAGAGCTGCTCAGAGCTTCTTCGTGGTGTTCTGAAAATTGCTGGGTTGAGTCTTTCCACTCATCTTCGCTGAGGATGTGCTGCGGATAACTCTGCGTCTCTGCATTTCTCCCGCAGAGCACCTCGTAAAACCCTTTGTCTTGCTCTTGAGGGTAGCGATTGTTGCTTGCTGCAGCGAGCTTCCAACCGAGCTTTTTCGCGGCCAAGACCTGTCCCCTCGAAGTCCCTGGGCCAAGGGCCAAGAACAAATCTTCCCTGCCTTCTCCGACAGACAAAGGGTTTGTTCTGTTGCCTGCTATCTTGTAAACACCTTCTTGCGCGAGCGCTTGATCGATGGTCAACAATGGGCGATATCTGAATTGTGTTGTGGCCAATTCAAAAAGCCTGTTGATGCAAGCCACATCACTCTTGGCGAGGAATGTCCAGAAATCAAAGCTCGGCTTCTTGGCGTGTATTGATTCAGAGACAGCAAGCTCAACACCAAAGACAGGTATTGCGCCGTTCTTCTTGGCCAGCTTCTCCCAGCGCAGCCAACCAAAGGTGGAAGAACGATCCGTCATCGGCCAACGGTTTGATTGATGCACCGACTTGAGTTGCTGCGCGACCTCGTCAAGAGATCCGACTGCCTCTCTGAAGGAATAACCTGTCCTGATGCGAATCAAATCAAGCACTCCTGCCGCGCGTGCTTGAAGCACCTGATCATAGCCTCAACGTCAACGCGAGCACGGTGGGCGCCAGAGAAAGGCTCTTTGAAGAACTCTTCGTGCATGGCCGAAAGGCTGAGCCGATAACCTTTTATCCACTCAGTGGATTCAACAGTGCAAGTCTTGAGCTTTGGCCAAATGACTGTTCTGTTGATTCTTTTCATCTCTGTTTCAAGAACAAACAAGTCATAACTCAAATTGTGTGCGACAACCTCATCAGCTCTGCCTATCAGGCTTTTGATCGTTTCAGCAATCACCTGAAACTTCGGCGCACCAACGATGTGCGATGGCGTTATGCCTGTGATCCTGGTTATCTCTGGTGATATTTCAATGCCAGGATCAACAAAGCTCTCGATCTCTTCAATCAATTTATATTCATCATCAAGCAGACAGCCGTAGAATTCAATGATCCTTGGCTGTTGGTTGATCGGCAACAAAGTGTTTGAGACAAGGTCTGTCGTCTCTGTGTCAAAGAAAAACCTTATCGTCACATCAAGCTCCGTCAAAAAATATTGGAAAAAGCCCTGGCGCCGAAACGCCAGGGAAGTTTGCAGGGAGGAAAAGGTCCTTGACGCGGACCAGACGGTCAACGCAGACGCGCAAAGGCAAGCCTGCGAGACTTTTTTGAAGACAGAGTTTAAGGAGCATGCCCATGGGGGCAGACTTCGCCATTCTCGTCTTGCATTTCTTGAAGATCTTTCTTCAAAAAGCTGCGACTGTTGAAAGCTTCTTCGTCAAGCTCTCTGAGCATCATCGTGTAGACTGACAGGTCATCAAGGCTATCATTGTGACCTGAGCTCCAGCAATTTGCATAGCGCGTAATCTTGCTGACCATCTGAACGAAGATGCCTGCCCTGTTCCAATCCTCGGATGATTCAAGGTTCATGCCGTGCGGAAACAAGGCAACCATTACCAGGCCGAAGCGCTTGTAGTTATCGCCGTAAAGAGCATTGCGCTGTTCATATATCGCTGCAGCGTCGCGCAGGAAGTCAGGAACTTTTTTCGGTTTTTTCATCAGAAGCTCCCCTGTCTGACTTGCCAGCAAACAAGTCCGTAATTGCGCCAAGCCTCGACAACAGCATCGCGGTCATCAAGAACAAACTTGACATTGTCAATTGTCGCCTGCTTGCCGCCAAAGAAACCTTCAAGCAAGGCAGGCTTCAAGATTGAGTCCTTGGAGAAGTCATTGTCTGGTCGCATCAAAAGCTCGTCCGGGACAATGATGTCGTGCTTGCGCATGTGAGCGATTGTCGCAGCCCTCCACTTCTCAGGCCGGCCAGTGCAGAAAACGATCTGGATGTAGCTTGGCAGAACCTTCAGCAACCACATCACGTCCAGATGAACCCTGTCAAGGCCGAGCCTGCTGTGATAGCCATCCCAATCCTTGCTCTTCGCAAAATCAATCCTGTGATCATGATCGAAGAGCGTTCCGTCAAGGTCAACGATAATAGCAGTCATTGCCTAATACGCCTTTCCGCCAGGCTTGAGCCGGTTTTCTATTTTGTGATCGGCGCGTTGCGCGTTAAACGCGATCTTCTCCGCGATTGCCCCGCCCAAGTCATAGCCCATGGCGCCGGCAAGATCGAAAATGCGAATTGCCGCATCTGCAAGCTCAACCTCTGACATTTTGCGATGAGGAAGCTTGTCATCCATGATTGACTTGCGATGACCTTCCATCGCCTCACTCAATTCAGAAACAATCAGCATGAGTCGCACCGGAAACAACTCATGATTTTGATCGCTTGTGCGAGGCTCTCCGGTGCGAGGGTCATTGTGCCAACCACCTGCCTTGGACGCGCCATGACAAGCCTCGGTCAAAAAACTACCACTCTCCAAAAGCGCGTGATATTGATCGTTGTTCACTTCTTCTTCTCCTTCGTGCAAACAATTTCGATGAAAATAGCGGTCATTGGCGCCTTGCCTCCGCAGCCTTGGCCTGCCACTCTCTGGCGAGCTTGGTTTGCCTTTCTTCGTCCGCTTTGTCGCCATCTTGCCGAGCGAGACCAGCCATTTCCCAGTGCTGGTCTGCCTTCATTTGGCAATATTGAGGGTCGCTTTCCCTGGCAGCGCGCCACTTCTGGCCAAATCTCTCGCTCATGACGCAGCCCTCAACTGATCAACGAGCTTCATCATCGCTGTCTTGGTTTCGGGAGCAAGGCTTGATCCTGCAATCGCAGCATCAAGGTCTTTCGCTGCTCGGTCAAAATCCCTGTCAATGAAAAGGCTTGCCCAAGGATGAACGCGGATCACCTCGGCGCGCATGGCCTCCAGGACATCGCGATACTCGCCCTGGGTCCTCGGCGAAGAACGCTTCCGCACCATATCAGCAACACAGCGCAGCGAAAACTTCGCGACGATGTTGGTGTGGATGTTTGTCGGCAAAACGCCGCGTGCATCCTCAATCTTTGCGCCCATCTCGATCAGGTCATTATAGGCGTTGGCAATCATCTGCATCGTTGAGTCGTAAAATGCAGACCTGTCTGCCTGTGCACTGTCTTCAGCGTCAAATGGGATGCTCTGAACAGGCTTGGTCGTCGGCCCGTAGCCATAGGTCCAACCGTCAACATTCAAGACGCGCATTGTCTGCTGCGCATAAGAGCCTGTCCTGGTCCT